AGATAAAATAAGAAGAGTACATGTTGATGAAAGATGTACTGGAATTATGGAAGATTTCGAAAATTATCGTTATCCAGAGGCGGTTGAGGGTAAGCAATTACAGTCAGACCCCATGAAAGACGGTTATCATGATCACGGGTGTGATGCTTTTCGTTATTTCGTTACAAATCGCTTCCCCTTAAGAAGCAGAGAAATCAGAACAATAAAAAGGTAATATTATGGAAATGATACCAATAACGCCAGCCGAGATCGTATCAAACTCATTGAAAGAGTTTAAGATGCTTCAGTCTAAAGCAAGGCGAGACCAGGTGAGAAAATATATTAATTATTATACGGGGACTTCTACGGATCAGTATATAAACGATTATTTTGGGGCAGACTCCTTTAAAGAGATTCCGCCTTATGAAGCAAACTTCACCAAGAAATTTATTAATAAAATAAGCCGAATATATACAATCGGCGCAAATAGAAACGTGAATCCGAAATATTTTGATCTGGTTGGCAATAAAGATGTGACTATGAAACATTTGGAAAGAATGACTCGTTTGGTTGGAAGCATCGCCGTAAGGGTTATGTTTAATGAAGAATTGGAGAAATTTGAATATCGTCCTGTTTATTATTTTGACCCATATTTTTCAAGTGATCCATTTAATCCTAGTGCTATTGTATATCCTATGAATCTCCCAGTAAACGATCCTGAAGACACAGGAAAAGTTCAATATGCGTTCTTTGATGACAAGCATTTCATTGTATATGATGCTGAAGGTACAGTTATACATAGTGAGAGTCATAACTACGGAGTTTTGCCGTTTATTTTCCTACACCGTGAAAATCAGATTGATTCTTTCTATGTTGAGGGTAGTTCGGACATTATTAATGCTAATGAGCACGTTAATATAACAATGACCGAAATGCAGTTGGGATTAAGATACCAGATGTTCGGTCAGCCGTGGACAAACCTAGAATCCGACAAACCAGTAGCGAGAACGGGAAGCGATGAAATACTCATGCTTGGCGAGGGTGGATCGTATAACATTTCGTCTCCAGGTGGCGATATTGATAATGTTATAGACAATGTCAAGTTTCAGATAGAGATGGTGGCGCAAAATCATCATCTTTGGGTAACATGGGCAGAAACAGGCGGCGAAGTACCGTCTGGAATCAGTTTAATGATAAAAGACCTAGAGCGTCATGAAGATTTTGTTGATGATATTGAACTATGGCGAGTTTATGAACAGAAACTATATAGAGTAGAGAAAGCTATAGCTGAATATAATAATATCAAATTACCAGATAAATTTGCTGTCGATTTCGGTGAAGTTGAGTATCCCATGACAGTTCAAGACCAAATTATGAGGGATGAGTTTGATTTGGCCCACAATTTAATAACTGATGCAAAGATTATGATACGGGACAACAAAGACCTGTCTTTAAAAGAAGCTCAGAAGATAATTGATGATAATAGGGAAATAAATGAGCAAAGAAACCAACAAGGCCTCTTTAATCAGCTTCGCCAAGGAGCTTGATAAATTAAACGACGTTGATATTACCCTAAAGGGTAATATAGAAGAAATTTTAAACGACCCTATGGCCTGGGGGGAGCAACAGTCTTTAAAAGCGATTGGAGAAAACCTTGAGAAGCTTGTTGAGGCAAGGGAGCTCGGCGAAAAATTCGTCAAGGGCTTGAGTTGAGCAATGGACTTAGAAGTATTAAACGAACTAGGATATGTTGAGGTGATTGAAATCTCACTATGGTTTGGTGTGATGTATTATGGAAAATGTTGGATAGATAACTACTTTAAGGGTAGTGAATAATGGTTTCTTTCTCAATTCCATCTCTCCCAGAGGATGCGGTGGAAAAATATAAACTAGCAATATCGGATCATTTGACTGAGTGCGCAGTAATTGCCAGAGATATGATAAGGGGAGGAATAGATAACGGTCATGATATACATGGAGATGAGTTCGAGCCGATACATGATGTGACGAAGGTAGTTAGGGAGATGCGTGGGAGAGGCGGAGACAAACCTCTTTATGATACTGGTAGATTATACAATAGTATTACAGTTGAGGATGCAACTAGCGCAGATGGTGAAGCCCATGTTAATATAGGCGTTGAATACGGTCAATACCAGAACGAAGGGTTTTATGTTGGGTCTAATTTCACTGTACCTAAGAAAGACCCCAGTGAATCATGGAAAGAGCATAAAGAGAGAGGTGGTAAGTTTTTCTTGGTGGAGGGTAAGTATGTTGAACCGAGAGAATTTTGGGGATTACCAGCAGATTTCTTTGAAAGATCAGAATATAAAGACGCTTATGACAGGCTTGATAAAAAAGTTCAAGAGATACTGGGCGACTTCCCAGTTGAAACATATTGAGATTTTTTTAACTACACAGCTAAGTTATGCCTAATGAAAAAGACAGATTTGGAAAGCTTGATAAAAGAGATCGAGAGATTGTTCGATGGGTCTCAGAAATGCTCGGATGGGAAATTCAAGTCTTTAATGCAAGAATTAGACAACAGGCTGAAATTCTTAGGAGAGCTGGCGTATCAGAACAATCAATTGTTGGGTTTCTTAGTCAAGACCTTGGTTCCAACGGGCGCATCTTCGGAGAATTTCGAAGCTCCATTAAACGAGGAATTGTTGGAGGAATTATGCAAGCTTCACGCCGAGAACTCTATTTGGGGGGAGACGTAAAATATAAATGGATAGTTGCTCAAGGTGTGGAAAACTGTTCAGATTGTCTAGGAAGAGCTGGGGAAGTAGACACCTGGGATAGCTGGATGTCTAGGGGGATGCCTGGAACTGGATGGAGCGTTTGTCGGGCAAGCTGTTATTGCCAAATTGTCCCTGAAAAAACCGATATTGACAACATTATAAAAATAAGAGGCAAATAACCTTATATATTAAGCAGAAGCCTCTAAATTCTTTAATTTATTTAGCCAAACCTCTCTTTTACCTTTAGATAATCTACCAGGTGGTAGTGGTTCTAATCCGACCTTCTCGGCTCTCACTCTTAGGGCGTAGCGTTCTCTTCTTTGTTTTAATTCTTTAGCTTTCTTCCTCTGCTTAGACACTGCTCTCTTTAACTTTTTCTTTTCAGTCTTTTTTCTTTTACCTGGCTTATTATTTCTCTCATCCCGTATTGGAAGTTTATCTAATTCGTACTCAGCCTCGATAATTTCAGCATCCTCGTACTCTCCCCCAACCTCTGCTTTAAGAAACTTCTCGAAAGGCGAATCTACTTGAACATGGACGTTTTTTACTAGCTTTCCGCTATGTTCTAGGATCAATCTCCCCGCCTGGACATTACCAGCGACAGCTTCTCTAACCATTGCCTGGAGCACAGCGGGTAGTTCAAATCCAAACGCTAACATATATCTTTCATAGACTGAATCAACAAAATTTGGTTCCCTCTGCCAATCATATATAGTTACAGGGTCAACTCCGACGTGATCAGCTATTTCTTTCTTGGTTGCGGCAGGATTCATAGCAATAAACTCGATTGCAATCTTTTGTTTAGGGGAGAACCTTTTGGATTGGTCACTCAGCTTTAAAGCAGTGGTTTCACTAAACATAAATATCCCCTTATCTCTTCATATTGTTAGACTTAACTTTTTTATAAACGTGTTGAATTCTTATGCTCCTTATATATAATATATATTAATATTATTAACAGGTGATTGAATATAATATATTTAAGATAGAATTATTGGTTATACTTTAATTTTATTTTCTCTATTTTCTGTTTCTTGGTTATACTCTTCACTAACTAGAGGGGAGTGCTAGTACACAGCTCTAGGAAACGGTCATCCGCCCCTAACCCCTACTATTGTTGGACTTAGAGGGTTTTGTCCTGGAAATTACCTCAAGTCAGGTAGTTAAGCTCAGGTATTGTTAAACTTGCAGGTTTCCCCTGAGACACCCCTAAGTGCTGATATTGTTAGAGATAAAGTTCTTGACATTGTCAGAAAGTCATCCTGAAAATAGGGCTTGACTTTGTCGTTGTTTGGTTGTGGGGTGGGTGGTGTGTGGGGTTACTAGGT